GCACTGAGCATATCCTGAAATTTTGTCCTGATCCCTTCAAACACACCGGACAGCACTGGCATCAGGCCAGACAGCGCGGATTGAATCTTTCCGCTTACCGCATCCCAAGCCGCAGTAACGCCTGTCCGGAAGCTCTCATTTGTTTTCATAAGATATGCAAACCCCGAAGCAAGAGCAGTGATCGCTGCCAGAGCCATCCCAGCCGGTGAAGCAATCATTGAGACTACACCCAGCATGGAACTGAATCCCGTGGTCAGCTTTCCTGCAATCTTTAATGCAGGCCCCAATCCAACAGCTACAGCAGTACCTATCCCCGCCCCTTTTATGATCAGTCCCTGCATAGACGGCGACAGGCTGTCAAATCTGGCTTTCAGCCCCTGGATCCCGGATACCGCCTTTGAAAATGTTTCCCCAAACCTGACACCCAGATCCGCAGCTTTCTCTTCCAGAATCCCCAGTG